TCAAGCAAGGTTTGGATTACCAAAAGGAGAAGAAGGTAGATTGATCGCAAAGATCTTTGTCTTTCGTCTGATCTATGGAGGTAGTGCATACTCTTATGCTAATGATCCTAACTTTACTAGTGTATCTGCTAGTGAAAAATATTGGCAGAAAGTAATTGATGAGTTCTATAACAAGTACCAAGGAATCTATAAATGGCACATTAAGATTCTAGAAAAAGTCATGATGAATAAGCGCCTCATAATGCCAACGGGCAGGCAGTATGATTTTTTCCCCACGATCAACTATAGGGGAGAACCTAAATGGCCGGACACTAAGATAAAAAATTACCCAGTTCAAGGTTTTGGTGCAGACCTCATGAGTATTGCCCGTGTTGATTTCGCAAAGAGATTCTGGAGATCAGAGTTAGAAGGTAAACTTCGTAGCACTGTCCATGATTCTATTGTGATTGATGTGCCAAATAAAAATGTTGACATTGTGCTACAAATGTTTTATGATGTCTTCAAAGATATTCCAAAGAACTTCAAGAGTATCTTTGGTGTTGAGTATAACCTCCCTCTATTTTGTGAATGCAAGGTTGGTATGGATTTAAAGAATCTAGAGAAAGTTAAATATGACTAACATATGGTTTACTTCTGATCTTCACTTTGGTCATAAAAATATACAAAAGTTTAGACTTGAGGTAGAAAGTTCAGAGCACAATGAACAACGTATTATTTTAGATTGGAATAACAAAGTAACTAAACGAGATATTATCTATGTCTTAGGTGATGCTGCTTTTACTATGGAATCTGTTCATCTTTTTAGTACATTGCCTGGTACTAAAATTTTAATTAAAGGTAATCATGACAAATTAGATACACAAGTTTATCTTAAATATTTTAAATCAGTAGAAGGTTTACTTAAGTATAAGGAATTCTGGTTAAGTCATGCACCTATTCATCCGAATGAGTTACGTGGCAAAGTAAATTTGCATGGTCATGTACATTATGCTAGTATAGATGATTCTAGATATGTAAATATGAGTGTTGAAAATCTATGGAGTTTAGGTTATAATAGTCTTATCTCTTTAGATGAAGTACGCAAACTATTAAAGGAAATAAATTAATGAGCAATATGCAAATCGAGATTGTAAATGTATCCACTTCACATGTTCCTACTGCTAAAGGTGGGTATATGGTAGCAGATGTAGCTTATAAGAATAAATCATTCCAAGATAAGCTTGAAGGTAAGAAGGTTATGGACTTCGCTAATAAGGATGTCTATAATAAACTAACTAAAGCAACATTCGGAGAAACTTTTGAAGTCACACGACAGAAATCGGCTGATGATAAATATTGGAATTGGGTTGCTCTCAATCCTGCTGGTAGCCCTCCTGCTGCAGTTCCTAATGCTATGACAAGCATAGTTTCTGGTGGATATATTGCTCCCATGAAGTCTGGAAATGTAACACCCAAATCAACTTATGAGACAGCAGAAGAACGAGCAGCCCGTCAGGTACTCATTGTACGACAGAGTTCTCTTGGTCATGCGCTTGAGTATGCTACTACTAATAAGATCAAAGACGAGGAAGAAGTTTTGGCATTGGCTAACCGCTTCGCTGATTGGGTCTTTCAAAAGGAAGGAATCAAAGAAGTAGCACCATCTATCCCTGAAGTACCAACTGGTTTCTTTGATAATATGGCCGATGACCTCCCATAATCCCATTACTGGGGATAAGCTCCAGTCTAAACCAGCTACTAAAGAGTATCGTGATGGTTGGGATGCTATCTTTGGTAAAAAGGATCATCCTCCTTGTACTGAAGAATGTAAACAACCTAAGGAGGATGGATCATCCAAGCCCTCATAGATGGTGACATCGTGGCTTACGCTAACGCTGCCTCTGCCGAGGAAGACCCAGTAGAGGTAGCTTATAGACGAATAGACACACATATGAATAGTATCCTAGACATTACGCAGTCCGAGACATTTCGAGTCTTCTTGTCAGGTGCTAATAACTTTAGACACGATATATACCCAGCATACAAAGCCAATAGAAAGGATATGGTAAACCCTCGCTGGAGAGACTTGTGTAAAGAATACCTTGTTACTGAATGGGGTGCTGAAGTTACTGATGGATATGAAGCAGATGATGCCATGGGAATTCATCAAGATAAAGATAGTACAAGCCTACAAACGACTATCTGTACTATTGATAAAGATCTTGACATGATTCCCGGACTGCATTATAGTTGGCCTATTGTAAGAGGAGGGCTAATTGTTAGAGAAGCACGGCTCTATAAAGTATCAGACATCGAAGGGCTTCGATCCTTTTATCGCAGTATTCTTGTTGGTGATAGGACTGACAACATTATTGGTATTGAAGGCATAGGTAAAGTAAAGGCAGCTAAGATGATAGATCATCTAGAAACAGAAGAAGAAATGTTTGATCGTGTTGCTGAGTTATATAATGGTGACATGGATAGACTAAGAATTAATGGCAAATGCCTTTGGATAATGCGTGAGGAAGGAAAGCAATGGGAGTTCCCGAAGCAAGACTTAATTTTAGAGAGCGTATAATTACTCGTGGTGGGAATGATGTCAGATTATATCATGTCTATGAGAAGGAAATTCACGGTGCCTATGAAGCTAATGGTACTTGGTACATTGCTAGGTGGTCACATACAGGACACTTCCTACCACAAGAAAATGGTAGACAACCTATAACTACTCTAGATATGATTAATGAGAAAGATTCAATTGTCTATCCGCAAAGCGCGTAAAGGTGCCTTTGCTGCTGGCTTTCGATCAGTCTTTGAACTTAAAGTTAATACTTGGATGAAAGAAGAGGGAATTAATGTCCCTTATGAACCTTGTAAGTTAGACTATACTGTTCCTGCTTCTAATCATAAGTATACCCCAGACTGGAAAGTAGGTAATATTGTTTATGAAGGCAAGGGATACTTCGCTGCCTCTGATCGAAAGAAAATGCTGCATATTATTGAATCAAATCCAGACCTAATTATTAGAATGTTGTTTCAAAATGCACAAGCAAAGATAAACAAGCGAAGTAAAACGAGTTACGCTGATTGGTGTGATAAGTTTGAAATTGAATGGTGTGATTTTAGGGACAAGGAGAAACTTCTTGGATGGCTCAAACCTAAAGGAAGAAAAAAGAAAGTATGAGTTTGATACTTTTCTTCTACATCTTCCCCCTATAAATTTATATAACGTAGACCTAGTGTATCTTGCCTTCGGGTATGATCTACGCTGGGATATTAAGGAGCAATATGGCAGTGCACATGGTGATCCCGGATACACAGATTAAACCGGGAGGTGACTATACCTATCTAAATAAGATTGGAAAGTATATGATTGCAAAAAAACCTGCCGTTGTAGTGATGATTGGGGATTGGGCAGATATGCCTTCTCTTTCGTCCTATGACAAGGGCAAGAAGTCTTTTGAAGGTCGTAGGTACCTTAAGGATATTGAAGCCAGCCAAGAGGCTATGGATGCGTTCTTAGGGCCATTGTATGATTACAATGCCAAGGCTAAGAAGAATAGAGAGAAGCGATATAATCCTCGTATGATTCTTACTATGGGAAACCATGAGAATAGAATCAATCGTGCAGTAGAACTCCAACCTGAACTAGAAGGTGTATTAAGCACTGACCATTTAAAGTATGAAGAATATGGTTGGGAAGTTTTTCCTTTTTTGGAGGTAGCTCATGTTGATGGAGTTGCTTATTCTCACTATTTTACTAGTGGTGTTCTCGGTCGTCCAGTTACTACTGCTCGTGCTTTGCTCACGAAAAAGCATCAGTCCTGTGTTATGGGTCATGTGCAAACGATGGATATTGCCACTGATTATCGTGCAGATGGGACTCCAATTCTGGGTCTCTTTGCGGGTTGTTGTTATGAGCATAATGAAGACTATCTAGGACCGCAAGGCAATGCACATTTCCGTGGATTCCATATGCTCTATGAAGTAAATAATGGTAGTTTCTTTCATCATCCAATTAGTCTTACATACATAAAGGAAAAGTATAAATGAGTAACCTTACAGATTTACTTTCTAATACACCGGGAGGGCTGGTATCTAATATTGCTGGAAAGCTAATTGATACAATTGCATCTTTCTTCCCTAATCCAGAGAAGAAGGCAGAGGCTGCCCAAGCTATTGTTACAGCACAATTAAATGGTGCTTTCAAAGAAGAAGAATACCAGTTCCAACTTATGTTAGAACAAATTAAAACTAACCAAGTTGAAGCTGCTTCTACTAATTGGTTTGTAGCAGGTTGGCGTCCATATATTGGTTGGGTTTGTGGTACTGGTCTTGCTTATCAATTCCTTCTGATGCCTATTGGTAATGGTATTGCAGCTTCCTTTGGGCATATTGGAATCTTTCTTACTTTGAATACAGATACTTTGTTGTCTTGTCTCTCAGGTCTTCTTGGTCTTGGTGCTATGCGTAGCTTTGAGAAATTTAAGGGCGTGGAGTCTAGTCGATGAGTGGTGGGGATGAAGACGGTTGGTTCGAGAATGAGTATCTTCGTAACCAAAGGGAGGGTAATAGAGCTGAATCTATTACTCTTGATGTGATTGCAGATCTAAAACAACGAGAACAATTCGGTGCCCTTAAGTATGGTAAGTTCTTAACCCACCATAGTAATGAAGATATGATGCAACACCTTTATGAAGAGCTTCTTGATGCTGCTCTGTATATCAAAACAGAGATGAAGAAAAGAGACCATGTTAACACTAAATGAACTACAAGAAAAATTAAAACAAATTGATGAGATAACTTTAATGGAATTGCTTGAACTTACTTCTGAAGATATCACTGAGAAGTTTTTAGATAAAATTGAAGAAAGGTATGAGTACCTTCTTGGAGAAATTACAGAAGTCTCACAAGGTTACGATGAGGGAAATGAATGGTGGGAATCGTCAGATGAATCAGAATAATATTGAGTTACCTAGTATTTACCAAAGTATCATTCATCGAAGCAGGTATGCACGGTATCTACCAGAGAAACAAAGACGTGAGAGTTGGGAAGAGACTGTAGGTAGACTAATGAACTATCTAAGTGATAAAGTTGCAATAAAAACCGACGCCACTTTTACAGCCCTTGGTAATGCTATTCTTAATCTAGAAGTAATGCCTAGTATGCGTCTTCTCATGACTGCTGGAGAAGCATGTGAACGTGATAACATTGCTGCTTATAACTGTAGTTATCTAGCTGTAAATAATAAACGTGCCTTTTCTGAAGCACTGTATATTCTAATGAATGGTACTGGGGTTGGTTTTAGTTGTGAGCGGCAAGAGATTGCATTGCTTCCTACTATTGCTTCTGAGTTTAGAAAGGTAGATGATGTCATTGTTGTACAAGACAGTAAATTGGGATGGGCAAAGGCCTTTAAGAAACTCTTGTCAGCTTTGTGGGAAGGGGATATTCCTTCGGTTGATTATTCGAGAGTGCGCCCTGCGGGAGCTAGACTTAAAACATTCGGTGGACGAGCCTCAGGCCCTGAACCTCTGCAAAAACTGTTTGAGTTCTCTGTTAGTTCCTTTAAACACGCAGCAGGACGAAAGTTAACTAGTCTTGAAGTACATGATTTGATGTGTATGGTTGGTGAGATTGTAGTTGTAGGAGGTGTTCGTCGTTCTGCTCTTATCTCCCTATCTAATCTAACAGATCGTCGTATGCAACAAGCTAAGATGGGACAGTGGTGGGAAGGGAATAGCCAGCGTAGTCTTGCTAATAATAGCATTGCTTATACGGAGAAACCAGATGCTGAAACCTTTCTTGACGAATGGGTTGCTCTTGTTAGATCTAAATCAGGAGAACGTGGAATCTTTAACCGAGTGGCTGCACAAAATCAAGCAGCTAAGTGGGGAAGACGAGATAAGGATCGAAGCTATGGAACCAATCCCTGTTCTGAAATAATCCTACGAGACAAACAATTTTGCAATTTAACTGAGGTAGTAGTACGTAGTGATGATACCTTCGAGTCTCTTAAAAGAAAAGTTGAACTTGCTACGATCCTGGGTACTATACAATCTACTCTAATAGACTTTCAATTCTTAAGTGAAGAGTGGAAGAAGAATACAGCAGAGGAACGACTACTTGGTGTTTCTCTTACTGGTATTATGGATAACAAGCTGATGAATGGTAGTGTAATGTATGATGCTACAGAATACTTACCTAATATTCTAGAACAATTACGAGATCATGCAAGGAGTGTAAATGAGGAATGGGCTGAAAGACTTGGTATTCCTGCTTCTGCTTCTATCACTTGTGTTAAGCCTTCCGGTACAGTCAGCCAGTTGGTGGACAGTGCTAGTGGCATTCATGCTAGACACAATGATTATTATATTCGACGTATTCGTATGGATAAGAAAGATCCGATCTACGAGTTTCTTAAGGATGCCGGTGTCCCTTGTGAAGATGAAGCATCTAGACCTGAATCAACAGCAGTCTTCGCCTTTCCTATGGCCGCGCCTAGTGGAGCAATATGCAGAACGGACAAGACAGCAATTGAACAGTTAGAACTATGGTTAATTTATCAGAGGCATTGGTGTGAGCATAAACCTTCGGTTACTATATCAGTTAAGGATGAAGAATGGCCTGAAGTCGGATCTTGGGTTTGGAAACACTTTGATGAAATTAGCGGAGTATCCTTTCTCCCCTTCAGTGACCATACGTATCAGCAGGCTCCCTATACTGACGCTAGTAAGGAAGAATACGAAGCAGCAGTACTAGCTATGCCAAAGGGTATTGATTGGAGTACTTTTATTGAACAAGAAGATTTTACAACAGGAGCACAGAATCTTGCCTGCACAGCAGGAAGTTGTGAGATCTAAAAGGAGATTATAGATTATGGCTAATCTAGGAAGGCCAAAGAAAATTCACATTGATGCAGATCAACCTGCTTATGTTTGTCATAAGTGTGGAGTTCTGTATGGAAGTTTTAGAGCAGGTCTTGCGACATGGCATCAAGATACCTGTGGTTGTTGTGGTACAATGACTTCTTGTACAGAACCTAGAGACTATGGGTATCTGCTATTAGGATGGAAGGATAAAAAGGAACGAGATGAACGAAATGACAATGAAGATGGGGTTAGTTGAATTATACCAACTTGTCGGAGATAACACTGGTGTTCGTTTTCTTTATGAAGACTTACCCGGTGTAGTTGTAACAATTGGTTTTACTTTAGAAGAGGATGAAGAAGAATATGATGACGGAAATGATGATGGAACAGGTGAAGGCGGCGGAGATGAACCTAATGAACAGCGAGGTCCTGGAACAGGAAGTAGCTTTCACTAAATGGCAAGTAGAGCAAACTGAAGGATACTATACTATTAAATATGGTATTGACTTTGCTAGCGAAACAACCATCTAAATAGAAAGGGCCGCTTCACGGCGGCCCCTTTTTACTAAGATTCACTTACAATAAGTTTACCATAATTATCCATCCCCTTTAAGAAAAGAGTCTTCTCTATCTTACGTCTACGTTCTAATCCTAGAACACGTTTCCCGTTATCAAATACCCAAACATCAAACTGATCTGCTGCACCAACAAAGTCACCTTGATTCAACTTACGCAGTAAGGTTGACTTAGAGAATGCAGAAATACCTATATTGAAGACAAGACAAACAAGAGCATCATACTGATTCTGGCTGATGTCTACAAAGACTAGTCTATTAATAGCTAACTCAGTATCATATAGATCTTCTGATAAGAAGTCCTCTGCTTGTTGTAAAGTAATTACATCCCCTAGTTTAACTCCCCTAGTGTGTCCCCACCCAATCGTAGGAACACCCCCTTCATCTAGATAAGCCGTAAGACGAAGGGCTTCTCTTCCCTTAAGAATATCTTTACCATAATCTGAGAAGCGTTTCATTTATCTTCCTTATAAGGATTATCTCCATATACATCCATATAGTCTTTATAGTCTTGTTTTTGTCGTGGAGTAGACTTACCAGATGTTCCAACATATCTACGCTGTGCCTCTGGAATAGTACGTCTAATGATTTCAGCCTTAGCTGCCTTATTAAGAGAAGCACCATCTCTGTGATACTTAACTGCAATCTCTGTACCTAGCTTATCAACAGTAGTCTTATCATTGTGTTGTAAAGCATCTATCATACGAGCCCTTAGTTCAGCTTCATCTTGACTGTCTTTCATTTTCTTATCTGTAATCTGTAGGTTCCGTAGACGTTCAACAGATGCCGGGATTGTGGTAGTGCCTAGGTACTTAGCTACTTTTCCAGCAGTAGTTAGTGGGACTAGTGCTTGTCCTTTTGTTGTTGTCTGTTCTGGGTTATCATTATAACCTTTGATAGTTGATACAACTCCTTTTAGGTATCCTGGAGTCATCCCCAGTGCAGCAGTCTCCATCTCAGCATCACTGTGTGGAGTAAACCCAGTCTCACCTTCAGCAAGAGTCTTGGCATAACCAAGTTGCTGTAGATCAAACTTGACAGCAGGCATCAGATCTACCCAAGTCTTCTTTCCTTCCATGATACCATTAAACAATGGAGCATATCGCAAGGAAGAACCCATATCAAACCCCTCACCACCAGTAACAGGCATCGTAGATGCCGATACAAGACCATGACTAAGAACACGATGAGAAAAGGTATTATCCCCAGATAGAACAACATCAATAAGAGAAGGCATCTTAAGACTCATACCAAGTTCTTTTGAGATATAATTCATCATCTCAGCAGTTGCTGTCCAACCTGCCATCTTATCAATGATTGCTCTCTCAGCATCAGCCACTGCCTCATACTCAGCAGCAAAAGGAATACCAATAGCACCCCCCATAAGAGCAGTAATCATGAAAGTAGCCATCAGAGGCATTGCTGCCTTAATATGTCCAACACCATCTGGATCTTTCAACATATACCTAAAGTCAGCAGCAATGTTTCCAAAGGAAGCTGTTGAGAATGCTTGAAGAGGGGATAGCAAATCTCCAAGTACTCCAAGCTTCTTGAAGATAGGTGCTTTCCACTGATTACCATACTGAACCATGTTCTCATCAGTAGCTTCCCCAGCTTTTTGAAATAGCTCCTCTCCCTTATACCCAAGGGCTTTGAAGTGTTCATGAAGAGCAGCATAGGACATAACACGAGATAACGTATCGGCCATAGCAGCAGGCTTCTCCCCAGAGGCAATACTAAGAATAGTCTTAGCCTTTGATCCAGGTTTAAGCAATTCAAGAATACCATGCTGATTTAGGTCATGAATAAACTCAGGAGAGAATGTCTGATATTGTTGGGTATGATGGAATAACCCTTGTAAGAACTCCTCATCAGGAGTAACCAACTGTTTCATGCCAAGAGCCATATGACCCTGAGCATCAATAGGGCCAATACCACTCTTAACCATAGAACGCAAAGCCCAAGCAGACTGGGAGGCTTGCGCCACCCAAAAAGAAGGACGCATCATAAGAACAGAATGATAAAAGAAAGATGTTAACTTACCCATAGTCAAATCAAACACATGTGCTTCTGGATGCTTCTCTAGTCCTGGAAGAACTTTAGATAGTCCGGGATGCAGAGCATCACTATAGAAGGTATCTAACCAACGTTTCATTCCTTTCATTTGCATGAAAGATTCACTAGTATTAAGAGCATGGTTCTTCATCTGCTCTACAATATCTGTAGTGTTAGGGAACCGTTCCTTTAAGTCAGGATGGTTTAAAGCAAGATTTAGTTTCTCACCTACTTCCATCTTCATCATCTGTCTAGTATACTCATGGACAGCATCAAAGTGTGCTTTACGGAAAGCCTTACCAGCAGACTCAGCAGAGTTAAACATCTCACTACCAAGAGCACCAGTAACATTAGTACGGAACTTATGGTGCCCACCAAGGGTACCGCCACGAGAAATGTACTGGTCTTTCATTCTACGCATAGCATCTTCTAGATCTTGGTGGGTTCCTCCCTGATCTCTTACATTCTTCTGTTGTTCTTCTACAGCACGGAAGAAGTCTTCCATAGTATTTGGAAGCTCTGTCTTACCTACTTCCTCAACACCATAATGCTTCATAGTGCCCTTCTGATTAGCAGGAAGAGCCTCCCATCTAGCTAGATCAGCCTTGGCTTCTGCCTCACTGAAGTATCTCTGTGAATGCACTAGGTCGGTCATAAGCCCAACACCACCTTCAGTCCTACCAGCAAGTCTCTCCATACCAGGGATATGCCAGTTAATAACAAAATCACCTTGATGAACAGCAGGGAACCAACCACGAAGATTAGGGATAATATTCTTCTTACCTAATGCTTCAGAAACACCTTTAGCCATGTCTCGCATGGCAGTATATAATTTAAACTGTGTTTTAAATAAAGTCACCTGTGATGGTGTTAGATGCTGTCCATACTTAGCAAGAGTATCCTCATAGTTAAGTTCTCCAATACCACGCCGTAGAACCTTCAATGTCTCATAAAAGTCAACATTAGATGACTTATCAAATATAATAGATGGGGAATCATTATTTTTGATTCGAGCTAGATTCATCCAGAATCCACCCTTCTTACCTCTCCAATCCATATAATTAACAACACCAGACAGAAGCTCCATACTTCTCTTCTGTTGCATGTTAATTGAAGTACGGATTACATCTGAAGCATGTTGAATAAGTGGAGAATCAAAGAAGAATCCCTTCTTCTGTTGAAGACCTTGCAACTTAGTAGCATGTCTAGCAATTAAATCACCAACCATCCTAGCGGCTGTGCCAGATCCAATAGGATTAATATCCTTATCTTTTCTTAGTTGCTCATCAATTACATCCTTAGCATCTTTAACCTGAAGCTCCGCAGCAGTAAGTAGTCTGTCTCCTTGCATCTCAAGGACATCAGAGGCTCCCCGCTTCTTGGCAAACAGATTCTCATTCTGCCATACCCAAGCATCATGAACAGACCCTTTAGTACTATGTATCTCAAAGAGGGTCTGACCAGTCTTAGCTAGCATACCTTTATTAGCAGAAACAATATCACGAATGAACTGATCTACAAAGTTAGTCTTAAAGAATGGAATCCTAGCAGAAGCAAGTAAAGAACGAATTGCTTCACGCATATTACCAATATATTCTTTAATAGCACCTTTAGGGGCATTAGGCCCCATAGTCATTTCTTTAGCAACTCTTTGAGCAAAATATTCTGGGAAGTCTACATAGTAGTCAGGATTGTTTGGGCTAGCAGGTAGATTACCCTCACCACGTACTTGTTCTATACCTTGCTTCTCTTTCCAAGAATCAAAGTCAGCAAGTAGTTTAGATACATGTAGAGTGTCTTCATTATATAGTTTGTTCTGGACAAGCTTGGCAAACAAAACATGCCCAATTTCATGAGCAGCAGTCCACACTTGCTTTACACGAGCATTCTGTTCCTTGCTTAGCTTACTAAACCACCCTTTAAACTCTGGATCATTGAGAGAATCTTCAATAGAGCTCACTCGTACACGAGCATTCCCTGACTCATCAATACCTGCATCACCTCCTTTATAACCTTCTTCAAAATGTGCTTCTAGATCCATGTTCATACGTTCACCACGTAGACCAAGTTTATCTAGGATTTGATTTATAACCTTACGGATACCCTCATCACCCCCCTTAATAATCTGAGCAGGGCGAGCTTCTTCTTCTAGGGCAGCTCTCCGTTCCATCAGAGGTTTTAGTTCCTCCTGTGGACGTGTGCCATCCATAACTTCACCGATACGATCACCAACAGTATCAATATCTAGTTCATGGATAGGACGATTATCTACTGGAGCAGTAATGTCGATATGTTCAGTAGGTTGTTCTCCTTCAAGGGGAACTGGATGCTCTGTATCACCATGTATATCATCAGGATGAATTCCACTACCTACATTTGGGTCTATTTCTGGATGTTCAGGAACACCACCAGCCTCTTGTGGGGCTTCAGTACTCTCTAGTGGGGCATTTGTATCTACTGGCTCTGAAGTCTGTTCCTGATTAATCGTAGACTGTTCTGGAGCTACTTCATTGGTTTTTGCCAACTGTTCTTCAGTAGAAGGATTAGCCCTTTGTGTGGCTTCTTGAGGAGGAACTTCACTAGGCTCAGTAGGAATGTCATTAGGATGGGGAGCATTCTCCTGAGTAGGCGCAGTCTCTTCTCCCTTCCGTAGTTTTTCTAGGAGTGCTGCACCATTCTCGATGGTAGTATCAGCTTTATCAATAATATCTTGATGGTTCTTAATCTGCTCATCAATAGCTTTACCCATACTCTCAGCACGCTCAGGATACTTCTGAGCATTCTGAGGATCAAGCTTGCTTTTGTTTAGCTTATCAATCTCTGCTTGAGAACGTAACTTATCCTTCTGTGCAGCAAGAATAGAGTTATTAACGTGGTCTTCAAAAGTAATACCAGCATCAGCTTTGCCTAGATCTTCTGTAGGGTCTTTTGATGGAGTAGACTCCTTACCCATTTTATCAAATACATGAACACCAGCACCCAGAGCAGCGCCAGGGAGTGCTGCCAGTGCTGCAGATTCCCAAGAGGGAGCAAACTGCTTCTGCATTTCAGGAGTTTCTGCTACATTAGAAAGGGCAAGCTTAGAAAGATAATCTGTCCCTGCACCAATCCCTGCACCAGTGGCTATTTTTGTTACCAAAGTTTTACCAATAGCAGCAGGTAATTTAAGCCCTAATAGGTTTGCAGCACCCATTACTTCGCCACCCATAATGACATTGAGTCCAGACTCACCTGCATTAATCATCTCATTTCCAACATCAAATGGACTTGTTACCATTTGAGCAGGAAGGGCAGGTAAACTAGCTGCCATAGAGATAAGTTTACCTCCAAAAGACTGGTCTTTTCCTATGGCTGCTGCATTAGCTTTAAGTCTTTTTGCATCCTCTTCAAGGGAGTCAGAGATAGCCGTGGTATGTTTTACATCTCCAGTAAAGAACTGCTCTGGTACTGCTCCTAATTTAGATAATCCAGACAGACCTCCAGCAATTCCACCTAGAGCACCAGCTACCCCAGCTCTAATATCTTCGCCAGTAGTAGTAGTATGTTCGTCTGAGTCTCTCAGTGCCTTATCAAAATCGATACCACCAGACAGTGAAGGGCTATCCGGTGCAGTAGAGTCCCGTAACGCCTTATCAAAATCTAATTGACTCATTATTTCAGCGCCCCAATCTGGGCTTCAGTCCATCCAGATTTCCTCAGTTGTGCCATCCGTGACGTTAACTCGTCCTGTGTTTTAGCGGCCTTCAAATAGGAAGTTGCCGCTGCCATTTGTGGTTTTACTGCTGGTGCTGCCGCTCCCGATGCTGGATATGTATGCTCAGCCTCTAACACTGGTGTTCTGCTATCCTTCACATTCGCCTCTGGAACAAGTCCACCAGTATGTGATATTTCCATAGCACCCAAATCCTTAACCATAGCAATAGCCATCTTTCGGTCTGAAGGGGATGTATTAGGATCCTCAGCTAGTTTAACCCATTTTTCCTTTATTTGGGCAGCACTCTGCTTACCATTAGCAGCAGCAGCTTCTTTAGCAGCACCTTGCATACCAGCAACCTGTAACTGGGTAGCATTATTAGCTGCACTTCTCTGAGTCTCAGCGGTCTGTTGTTGATCAATTTCACCCTTCTTAGTCTGAGTAGCTGGATCAGCAAGAGAAGCAGTACTAGCAAGGGAATACCTATGGTTCTTCACTTCATCCAGAAATTGCTGCCTTAATTCAGGAGAAACATCATACTTCGCTAACGCCTGTTGAGTAGCAGTATTATACTTAGCCATTTCTTGTTTTGCTTCATCTGGGGGGAGGTTGCTAGTAGCGTCAGCTAAATGGGACCTTGCTCTATCAAAGGCAGTCTTCATATCCCCACCAGACTGAAGAACATCCGTAATAATCCCTAGATTCTCAACAGAAGTTTTTTGTGTATCAGCATGGGCTTTCTCTAGTACATCTTTTGGAATTCTATCTATAGCTTGTTTTGTTACCATAGCTCTCTGCTGGGCATTAAGGTTTTGAAGCCCCTGCTGTGCATCAGCCTGCCCTTGTAAATTATCTATCCTCCCTTTTTCAGCAAGATTCTGAGATTGTTGTACAGCAGAAGGAGTCTCTTGGTTATAGCGGGATAGATTAGCTTGTTTTTGAGCTGTATCAGCTAATGCCCTTGCTTGATCACTTGCAAACTTCTGACCCTCGTAAACACCAGATAATGCGCCAGTGTTTCCCCTATCTCTAATAATATCTTCTAAAGCCATTACGCATTACCCCAATTTAAACTAGCAATAGAACTAAACAAAGGTTTAACAGCACCTTGCTTGGCATTCTGGATTGCTGCAATATTCGTTAAGTGCTGTTGTTGTGCTACTGGAAGATAGCTACGATAACCAGCCTGTGCATCCCTATTCATATTAGCCATAAGAATTGGTAGAGTGCCTGTATGCCCACTTTGTGCCATCTGTTGGCTTGCTGCAGCATACCTATTGGCTTCTCCGGGAGCATATTGTTGTTTATACTCATCAAAGGTAAGAGGCTTCATACCCTTATTAATTCGATCTAGTTTATGAGCATCATATGCTTTTTGTAGATAATCTACTCCACCACCAAGAATTTTCTGGAAACTGCCTTTAGGCATATTGTCATTCCAAGCCCCTTTAGCGGTATCCCATAGACCAGCCAGACCTCCCCGCTGAAGTGTTTCATCAGGTAGTTGACTTGATAGAACATTAGCAGATGTAGTCCCATCTGGTGGGTTTACAGAATGTGCAGAGCTATTAAATCCACCACCATCACCAGTATCAGGAGTAGTAGCAGCACCAGCATTATCTAGATTAGAAATAGGAGCAGGAGTAACACCACCGTTAGTATCTCCAATAGAAGTTGGGGTTGAAGTAGTTGGATTACCATAAGCAGATTCAGCTAGTGAGGTTTGAGTAGTTTGTGGGCTATTACTTGCTATATTCTGAAGAGAATAGTCATTAGATCCAGCAGGTACCCCTGGATTAATGGGAGCTCCCGGATCTGTTAAACTAGACAAAGAGAACCCATTACTATCAGAAGCACCATTTACAGCACTAGTAGCTAGATCACCACCACCAGTAGGTGCAGGGGTAGCTGGAGTATCTAGAGGAGTCCCAGTAGGAGAAGACATATCTCCCAGACCATAGGTAGAGGCCCCACTAGCAGCATCTGCTGCACCAGTAGCACTCCCAAGAGAGCCAGACTCAAAAGCAGTAGGGGCAAATTCAGCACCACCTTGGGATGCTAGCATACCTTCTACTGTGTCTCCTGAAGCCCCTACTGTTGCACCACCAGCACCAGTAGCACCATCAAAAGCTCCGCTAAGGAAACCCCCAATTGCCGCACCACCAGCACCTGCCAGGAATCCCTTACCAAAGGAACCTCCCCTAGCAGATGATAAGAGACCTCCGGCAAGTCCTGCACCAACAATACCACCAATAAGACCAGCCGTAATACTGACACCAGCAATAGTACCAAGTACTGCCGTACCAAAAACAGCAGCTCCTACGGCTGTACCAATAGCAGCCCCTACAACACCTACAACAGCACTAACAATAAAAGCCATTATGTTTTCCTTTCAAGTAATTTGTGATACTCAGTATAAGAGGATACACAAAGCTCTTTTTCAATATCATTAATTGATTTAGTCTTAACGTCTTCAACTGCATGTAGTGTTAACCACATCGTTTCTTTAAGAGCGTAAGCTACTTTCTTTCTTCCAATTTTACTTACAAAGACACTACCTGGCTTAGTAATATGCCTACGGCCATCTTCTGTAGTTACTATCAAATCTCCATAGACCATAATATCAAGAGTCTCAGTAAGATGAACAGCTCCGGTTAGGGTAGCTCCTTCTGGTATGATGATCTGTCTTAGATATAAACCGTCTGCAAAATAGTGATCTGTTTTACAGTGAGTCTGGGGTAGTTGTAGTAGGGTATCCTCTATGTCTTGAAGCTTCTTCTGAATGCCATTTAAACTCGTCTGGGAGGGCATAGTGAGGTCAGACATCTATAAGGTACCCCATACTAAGTTCATCAATATAAGTTTCGTCAGAGAGTCTTCTGGAATCTACCAGAGTCCCCTCAGTTTGGAAACCAGCCTTAGTAAGTATCTTCCAAAGACTAGGACAAGTATTACGTATCTCTATCTTATGGATATCACACTTCTCTTTATACATGGTAAGGGTCTCCATTAGGAGACGAGTAATCTTATTAGATTTAGCACCATCTCCCGGTAGAATAGTCATCTGAAGTGTATATGGAGTCTTATCCATAAATAAAAGAGAAACATTATCTTGGTATGTAATTAAGATTAAACCATTTAGACAAGCTTCCTCAATATGCTCTACTAGTTCTTCTTTTGTCTTTCCCCAAAGAAGAAGCTCTTCAAGAAGTTCTCCATCTACGGACTCAAGAGACTCTTTTACATGCTGTGGTAAGTCCATTCCATAAAACATTTCCATACTAGGTACCTTTAATTTATTCTACTCGAATATGCCATGTTGCTGCTACTGGAACAACTGCTGCTCCACTTGTATTATGAATCCTGATAGTTACTGTATTTGCTGCACTTACATAACCACACCACATTAGACCTGCTTCAATAGCAGCAGGAGGGCCAAGCTTTACTGTTGCTCCTGCTACTGCTCCTGTAACAGTTACTGTTAATGCTGCTATAGCATTTGCTGCAATAGAACCAAAAGTTAAACTAGCAGTAGCATATAATGTATGAGTATGTAGAGTAGTGGTTCCTCCATCAGTAAGATCAGTCCACTTAGCTATATCAAATGAACCAATAGTAGTATACTGTGTATTAGTTAAATGGAATCTTTCACTAGGAGAACCCCCCTGTATTCCATTAAGTTCATTATGTGTGGATGTAGTAATGTTATTATTAATCCTACTAATGGCATCATGTACTGTATTAAACCAAGTATTAAGAATTTCCTTATCCGTACTATCTACACTTGGAGGTGGGGGAACCCTAACAACATTAGCCATTAATGGTCTCCAATTGAGTATGTGATTTCAAGTGCTTCAAGTCTTCTAGGGGAATTATGCGTATATTCTAATTCCCAAGCCCTTCGTCTAGCCCTACCAGACCTCATAAAATAAGGACGATCCCCAGCATTTAGAATCTTATCATTAGACCAAGTAGTATAATCATCATCACTCCAACGAAGAATATCACTATGCTGGCAAGCATCTCCCACAATAGTAGTCTGTTGGAAGAACTTATAACTATCTGTATCAAAGTCCTGCTTAGATAATCTGATTTTAGCAGTGATCTCAGAATCGAAGTCATTATACACTAATGGATCATATTTGTACAGTTTTCCATCAGTTGCATGTTGAACTACCATAATTCCATTAGCATCACAGAAAGAGACAAAAGGCATCATGTGTCCATTGTGTTGCCACTCACACCACATATTTTCTTCTAGATCATAGACGAATGTTTTATCTGCAGTAGGAAGATTAATAATGTATAAAATATGACCAATCATCCGAACACCATGCCCAGTGATTCTCTCACTAGGAACTTCTAGATCAATAAACTTCTCAATATATTCTGTTGAGATCTCCTTAGGAGAAGTACCATCCATACGCCATATAGAATGCCCAGCTAGCTCTGAATCCCCAATATACATAACAGTACGTTCTGTCTGTAGGACAGCAGAAGCACTCATTGTACCTGTCTGCTGTACGAGTTGCTCATACCTATCAAGAGGAGAGGTAACTCCAGTAGTGATTTGATTAGCCTTTGAATAGTTATACATAAACTCTGTAGAGTCAGTACCAAAAGCAACTACATAGTTATTCTGTCTGGCTAATCCTATAAGAGGATCTGGATAACTCTCTGCACTAGCAAAATCAAGGGGACTCCAACTAAATACAGAAGTTAGTCCAGAGTTATAGATATCAAAGGAGCTGTCTTTAGCAAGGAAGAGGTATCCATCCATTTCTACTGGAGAAGATCTATGTGGGGAAGGAAATCCACCATATTGTCCTTTGTACGTCCAAGTAACTCCCCCATCTACTGTAGTATCCCCAATACCCGTTACATTCCAAGTTGGTTGAGTCGTTCCAGCAGGTCCAGTAACTTTAGTGGCTTTAAAATATTCTCCTGTTTCTGTTATAGGGATAATCTCCTTATTTAAAGTATAAGAAGTACTTGCTATCCAATGGGAAGGGCCAGCATAAACCCCATCATATCTCCAAACTACTCCATTGTCATTAGTAGTAGAAACTCCAACTGTTGTAGTGACCCAAGTAGGTTCTGTAGCACCAGTAGTGCCAGCAGTAATACAGGTAAACCAACTTCCATGAGCAACCTTAACACGACGATCCCCTACTTCTATAATAGTATCAGAAGTCCATTCTAAATAGCGGGTATCTACACGAGTAACTGTATTAGAAGAGTCAATAACCCAAGCATCAATACCATCAGCTAAGAATATAGCTGGTTTACTGAAATCATCTGTATTAGTAAACTGGGTAGCCCCACAAGGTAATGTAGAGGTACTCAGAACCTGTTTAGCAGTAGTTCCCATATAAAGAGTATTACCAAATACAGACCATACTGCCCCATTGAAATACCAAGTACCTCTACCCTCAGCAGCAGTGCCTGCTACATTAGAATAGAGAACAGTTCCGGGACGTTTTACACAGAAGAACTTTTTAGTGTCTGTCACAGTATTCTTAGTTGTCTCAAAGACATAATTCAGAAATCTCTGATCTTTGTCTTGGTTTGTTGCGCGTTGTTGGGCATTGCCTACCAAAGGAACACGGATGTTCTTTCGGAAGGGTGCCATCCGTTCC